TGGTGATCCAGGTCCTCAAGGTCCTCAAGGAAACACAGGAGCCACTGGTCCTGTTGGCGATTACGTGATCTCTTGGAACGGTTCTACGGGAACTGTGGTGTTTTCTAATTATGTTTCCAGTTTTAACGGACTAACCGGCGCAGTTGATGGTGTCACTACATCTGTAGCAAACACCTTTACTGCACTCCAGTCGTTCGCCAACGGAATATCTGCAAGTGGGATCACCGTAAACGGCAGCATGAGCGTGTCAGGAAACTTTACCGTGAGCGGTGGTGTCACCTTTACCACAAGCGAAACAGTACTGATTGAAGACAACATCATTACGCTAAACTCCAATGTAACCGGCTCTCCAAACGAAAACGCTGGCATTGAGATTGAACGCGGCACATCAGCGAATGTGCAGTTGTTGTGGAATGAGAGCAGTGACAAGTGGACATTTACAAATGACGGCAACGCATACTACGATCTACCGACATCTGTGGTGGCATCGTTCAACGGTTCCACTGGATCAGTAACCGGTGTTGGATCTTTTAACGGACTAACAGGGCCAGTAACCGGTGTTGGATCCTTTAACGGTTCCACTGGAGCAGTAACCGGCGTGGCATCCTTTAACGGTTCCACTGGAGCAGTAACCGGCGTGGCATCCTTTAACGGTTCCACTGGAGCAGTAACCGGTGTTGGATCCTTTAACGGTTCCACTGGAACAGTAACCGGCGTGGCATCTTTTAACGGACTAACCGGCGCAGTTAGTGGTGTCACTACATCCGTAGCAAACACCTTTACTGCACTCCAATCCTTTAGTTCGGGTATTAGTGCGGCGGGTGCTACTTTCAGTGGTCTTACAAGATTCACCGGTACTGGATTATGGATAACGACCGGTAATATTCAAGTTGGTGGATCAGAGTTTTCACTTGGAAGTGGCGCATTTAATTACTCTCCAAATTCAGAAATTTTTAGTCTTTTCGGTCAACAATACATAAATCAGTCCTATAATTACCAAGCTGCACGCTCGGCTTTACGATTAAATGCAGGACCAAATCAATCTGTACCAATATTTGCAGCATATAAACAAACCACAGAGGGAGCCCAACTTACATCAACATATACTGCAGCCAACATGGTTGCCGGTATTGATAACAATGGTGCCCTGTTTAGTTCGGTGGGTTTGAGCGCAGCGGGTGGAATTACATTTAGTTCAATAGTAAATTTTACATCAGGAATGAGTGCTTCTGGTGGAGTAACATTCTCTGGTAATGTAGCCATGACCAGTACCTCTTCGCATACTGGTCTTGCGAGTTTTGCGGGTGGCATCAGTGCTGAGGGTGGTGTCACCTTTGCTGCGGCAAACATTAGTGTTGGTGGACTTGTGGTTGGGCGGGGATCCTCCGATTCCTCCAACACTGTGGTGGGTTATGGTGCGCTCGTCTACAACACCGTTGGCGAAAGCAACTCTGCGTTGGGTCAGTATGCGCTCCGATACACCATAAGTAACGGTAACTCTGCGGTGGGTGCGGGTGCGCTCGCCAACAACACCAGCGGCGGCTACAACTCTGCGTTGGGTGCGGAGGCACTCGTCAGCAACACCGAGGGCTCAGATAACACTGCGTTGGGTGCGGGTGCGCTCGCCAACAACACCAGCGGCGGCTACAACTCTGCGTTGGGTGCGGGTGCCCTCTTCACCAACACCGAGGGCTACGACAACTCTGCGGTGGGTGCGGGTGCGCTCATCAATGCTGCCACAACGAACCAAAACACCGCAATTGGAGTGGACGCTGCTCGGTACAAAACAGCGTCGAACACCGACCACACCGCAGGCGGAACAGCAAACATCTACATTGGCTACAGGTCACGGGCAAGTGGTAATTCCCCAATTTCTGAAATTGTGATTGGCTCACAGGCGTTGGGATTAGGTTCCAACACTGCCGTGATTGGTGCCACGACACAGGCATCTGCCACCATTTACGGAACTTTGAATGTGCCAAGTACCACAGCAAGCACAAACAGCACCACGGGCGCACTTGTGGTTGGGGGCGGCATCGGCGCGGCAAAGGATTGCTTTGTCAACGGATTGCGTATCGGTCGAGGTGCGGGCGATGTCAGCACCAATGTTGCCATCGGTCCGTCTGCTCTCAACGCGAACACCACGGGTGCAAGGAATATCGGTGTCGGCTCGTCAACTCTGGCTGCGAACACCGCAGGAGTTGACAATGTTGCAATCGGTTCACAGGCTCTGTTGCAACTCAACGGTGACGGCACCTCGACCGCCTACGGCAATGTGGCGATTGGCACAAGTTCCATGTATCGAGCAACCACAGCACGATTCAATACTGCTGTGGGATATCAGGCGCTGTTTGGCAGTGCCGCTGTCACCTCCGTTGGCAACACAGTCATCGGTTACAACGCAATGGTCAGCAACACATCGGGAGGGTACAACTCTGCCATCGGTATAAACGCCCTGTACTCGCTGACCACGGGCATTCAAAATACTGCGGTGGGCACAGAGGCATTGTTCTCAACGAACGGCTCGAACAGCACAGCGATTGGTGTACAGGCTCTGTATAATGCAACAAGCGGCAATCAGAACACCGCAATCGGCACGAATGCTGCACGATACAAGACGGCATCAAACACGAACCACACATCGGCTGGCACAAACAACATCTACATTGGCTACGAGTCACGGGCAAGTGGTGACGCACCAAGTTCTGAAATTGTGATTGGTTCTAGCGCAGTTGGGCTGGGTTCCAACACTGCCGTAATCGGAGCAACATCCCAAACATCTGCCACCATTTACGGACAGGTAAATGCACCAGGCGGAGTAAGTGCATCTGCTTACGCACTTTCTTCCAGTGGAATAAATGCTCAAACCGGCACCGCATACACTCTTGCTGCATCAGACAACGGCAAAGTAATCACAATGAACAACGCAAACGCAATTACTGTTACTGTGCCCACTGGACTTGGTGCAGGATACAGTGTTACTGTGATTCAATTGGGAGCAGGTCAGATCACTTTCTCTGCATCAGGAACCACAATTAACTCGTTTGGATCTTACACCAAAACCGCAGGCCAACACGCATCTGCCTCTCTTGTTGCCTATGTTGCCAACACATTTAATCTTGCAGGAGCATTGGGAACATGAGACACATTGTGAGTTTACGAGGCCACGCCAATGTTCGGGATGTGACTCCCAATGCTGTTCAATGGGCAGATGTTGGGACTAACGCTACTGGTTTTGGTACTCAGTTCCACGGTTCTTCCCGGCAGATTCAGGGCATAAATCAGCCAGTAACTTTCAAGGTCTACTACGAAAATTCTAGATCACAACTGTACTACAAAGTAACAAACTCTCAACCTGCGGGCACACAAGATTTCAACCTACTAGATGTGGGCCCGTCAGATCCATTTTTTACTCCACCTTCTATGGATGCAATTCCACCCGAAGACAATTTTGAGATAACAGTTTCCAATGGGCAATGGATCACTTTTGCATCAGACAATGCTTCTGGCACAGTTGAAGTAACATTGAACGGTTCTGTGTTTGATACCTTTGATATGTTTGAGAACTAACTACGAAAGAACAGTAAATGCCAAATTCTAACAAAACACATTGACTTTCAAATAATATCGATTATAATGCTATAAACTATGAACTTAAAATATTTGAAATTGCACGAATCTGCTCATGATCTCGTATGGGGAACACAGAATTCTGCGTGTTTTGATATTTGTGCCCATTTGATTCCCACACAAGAAATAATTTGTTATTTGGCATCAAATAAAAAATTCAATACAATTTGTTGTCAAGAACAAGACCATAAACGATATATTGAACTGACTCCTTCGTCTCGAACATTGATTCCAACCGGAATAGTGTTACAAATTCCATCGAAACACTCAGTCAGAATACATCCTCGTTCCGGCCTTGCATTGAAACAAGGAATCGTTCTGGCAAATTCCGAAGGAATAATAGACGAAGATTATACACACGAATTGTTTATTATGTTGACAAACATTTCAATGAATTCTCATAAAATATACAACGGGGACAGAATAGCCCAAGGAGAATTAATACCCAAGCTTGATTATTCTCTGGAAAGAAGTTATACTGTATCATCCAAAACTGAACGCACTGGTGGATTTGGCTCTACCGGAGTAAATATTGAAAATGAAAACCAAAACAATTGAAGATTTTTTATTGGAAAATGCAAATTCTAATAGAATTCCAATACTAGACGAAAACGTTTGGGCAGAAATTAACAGACTTTGGTCGAAGGCACAAATTCGAAAAGAGTTTGCAGGTTATGTCATCAAACACAAACCAGAGTTTCCATTCATGGAAGTTTCAAAAGAAACAATGGAAGAAAGATTTCAATCATTAAAAATGATGAATTCTTCTGATTTTATTTTAACCAATTTCTCGAATGTGGTTGAAAAATATTCAGATTACAAGTATCCGTTTTCTCGATACGGCAAATTAGTCATAGATCTCCACAACAAATTCAATCCAGTAAGTAATTATTTTCAACAAAAAAACAGAATGTCGTGTGGATCTTATGGTTTCAAAAGTCCGTTGGAAATCTGGACCAATCAATCTGAATTGGAAAAAATGAATTGGACTTTTTGGAGGTTGGGAAACAAAAGCGTCGGACTAACTGAATATCGAGGCTCATTTCGTCTCGGTGCATATGTTGCAACACAATTCAAACCAAACGTCGCCAAGACGTTTTATGACCTTACTCGCGCAAAGACCGTCTGCGATACCTCCTGTGGCTGGGGCGACCGTTTGGCGGGGTTTTACGCAACGCCAATGACTGAATCGTATTACGGTTGTGATCCCAATCCAATGACATTCGAAACATATAAACTTCAATGTCAAGAATATGAAAGGCTGTTGGGTGGAACTCCACGACTAACAGAAAAAGAAGATTATTTTGAATGTACCGGAAAAAAACATGTAGCAATTTTCAGAAAACCAGCCGAAGACATGGATTGGCCGCTGGTCCAATTTGATTGCACATTCACAAGTCCTCCATATTTTTCAACAGAACAATACAACAAAGGAGGAGACAAAGAAGAAGATCAATCCTGGAATCGATACGCAGAATACGATAAATGGAAACTAGGATTTTATTTTCCGATGATGGATAAAGTCTGGGAACGAACACGCAGCGGGGGATTTGTTTGTATAAACATCATGGATCCTCAAGTTCGAAATAAAAGATATCGAGCCTGTGACGATCTTGTGGATTATATGAAAGAAAAGAACGATTGTAGATTTATAGGTCAAGTGGGAATGCGAATAAAACAAAGACCTAAAAAATTAGATGCAATGACATTGCGTCAACATCTGTCTACAATTTTCATCGAAAATGTTTGGTGTTTCAGTAAAGACATAGAGGCAAATTTTCATTTGCCTACGTTGGAAAAATTATTCATTTAAAAACGAAGGAATATTATGAACAGAGAAGAATTATTCAATCATCATACAAAAATAACAAATCAGGCACTTCATATAATGAAAATGAAAAATAATGATTATGCTGGCAAATCGGGAACAACTCCGTTTGCAAATTTCGAAAGATGCGAAGCAATGGGAATATGTTCCACTGAAACTGGATTTTTGGTCAGAATGACAGATAAACTTTCTCGCTTGAGTACATTTGCATCTGATGGTAAACTGTTAGTGACGAACGAAGGATACGAAGACGCGATATTGGATATTATCAATTATTGCATATTATTTTCTGCGTACATAGAATCCAAAAAAACCAATGAGTAAGTTTTACACAAACGTATACAGTTCTTACGATAAAATTTTATTACGAGAACGCGAAAACGGAAAATCTGTAAACAAAATAATAGATTTTAAACCATCTGTCTGGATCGAATCAGACAAACCATCAGAATATAAAACTATAAACGGGATACCAGTATCTCGGTTAGAATTCCAAGATAATTCAGATTACAGAGAGTTTATTCGATCTCACAGTGAAATACAAAATTTCAGAATCCATGGTGCAATTGGATTCGAATATCAATTTATAAGTCAACAGTATTCTGATATTGCAGATTATAAATTTGACGATTTAGATATCATGTATATTGATATCGAAACTACATGCGAAGACGGATTTCCTTCCATCGAAATGGCCACAGAATCTGTTATTTGCATCGGAATCAAAACAAACAAACAGAACAGTGTGGTTTTTTGTTTAGGAAAGTATGCCCACCCCGATCAATCCGTAACAGTATTTTCTTATGATGACGAAAGTGAGATGCTGACTGCATTTTTAGATTATATCAATGCAGCACCCCCTGATATTATTACTGGATGGAATGTAAAGTTTTTCGATATTCCTTATTTGTTGAACAGAATCAAAGAAGTTTTGTCTGCAAAGGATTTCAAAAGAATATCCCCATGGAAAATCATTAAACAAAAAACAGTTAATTATAAAAACAAAGATCATCTCGTTTACGATATAGTTGGAATTTCAGTTGTTGATTACATGGAGTTGTATCAAAAATTTACTTATGTCACGCGAGAATCTTATTCTTTGAATAATATTGCCCGAATCGAATTGAATGAAACAAAAACCAGTTACGACGAATACGAGAGCATTGCAGACTTTTACAAGAAAAATTTTCAAAAATTCGTTCAATATAACATCCAAGATGTAGAATTAGTTTACAGATTAGAATCAAAACTGAGACTATTGGAACTCGCCGTTGCACTCGCCTATAGCGCCGGAGTAAATTTCACAGATGTTTTTAGTCAAGTTAAAACGTGGGATGTTATTATCTACAATTATCTCATTCGCAACAAAATAGTCATTCCCCCGAAACGAGGAATTAAAAAAGAAGAACAATACGCGGGCGCTTATGTGAAAGATCCTTTACTTGGTATGCACGATTGGGTGGTGAGTTTTGATTTGAATTCTCTGTATCCACACATCATCATGCAATATAATATTTCTCCAGAAACAAAACTGCAAAGCAAACTCTGGAAACGAAACAAGATCAATCCGGATCGTATTTTATCGTTCAACGAATCCGCAAACGAACCAATAGAAACAGAACAGGCTAAAAAAGAAAATGTAACATTTGCTGCGAATGGAATTGCATTCAATAATGACGAAGTGGGATTTCTGGCAAATCTGATGGAATCCATGTACGAAGACAGAAAAAAATACAAGAATCTCATGTTGGCAAGTCAACTCGAACTAGAAAAACTAGACAAGAATGCTTCACAAGAAAAAAGAAAAAAATTAGAATACGATATCTCAAAATATAAGAATTTTCAAATGGTCAAGAAGATTCAATTGAATTCCGCATACGGTGCGATAGGAAATGAATATTTCAGATATTTCGATGTAGAACTCGCCGAGGCAATTACTCTTTCTGGTCAACTGAGTATTCAATGGATCGGACAATCTCTCAATCGATATTTAAATAAACTTTTTAAGACTATAAACGTGGATTATGTTGTTGCAAGCGACACAGATTCGGTTTATCTTCGACTGGCACCAGCTGTAAAACAGGCTTTGAACGATTCCAAAGACACCAAAACAAGTATAGATTTTTTAAATAAATTTTCTGAAAAAATAATAGAGCCCTTTATTAATAAAGAATTTGATCGTTTAGCGAAACTGATGAATGCAAAAAGAAACATGATGTTTATGAGTCGTGAAGTTATTGCGAATAAAGGACTCTGGACCGCAAAGAAACGATATATTCTGAACGTGTGGGACTCAGAAGGAATCAGATACACAGAACCAAAACTAAAAATAATGGGAATAGAAACCACAAGAAGTTCAACTCCAGAAATAATCAGAGAAGAACTCAAGGCATGTATCAATATTATCATGAATAAAACAGAAAACGATCTCATCGAACATATTCAAGAATTTAAAAGAAAATTCATGACATTCAAACCAGAACAAATAGCCTTTCCTCGAACAGTCAACGGAATTTCTACTTATCAGGATGGAATCTCGATATATAAGAAGAACACTCCGATAGCAGTGAAAGGTGCTCTTATTTACAACTGGAACATCAATCAAATGAAATTGGGTAAAAAATACAAACCTATTTCCGATGGAGATAAAATTAAATTTGTTTATTTGAAAATGCCCAATCCGTTCGGTGGTGTCAAAGGCGAAGATCACGTATTAAGCTTTTCTACAGTAATACCAAAAGAATTTGACTTAATGGAATACGTGAACTATAATGCACAGTTCGAGAAGTCTTTTATTGATCCGTTGGTTGGTATATTAAAAACAATAGGTTGGAATACAGAAAAACAAAACACTCTGGAAAGTTTATTCGATTGAAAGGAAAATATGAGCAATTATCTTAAAGATATAATCAAAAATTCAGGAAATAAATATGCGTCTGTTGTGGAAGACGGAATAGACGGCAGCGATGTTGACGGATTTTTAGATACCGGCAGTTATATTTTGAATGCATTGTTATCTGGTTCTATTCACGGAGGAATAGCAAATAATAAAATTCTCGCGCTTGCAGGAGAATCAAGTACAGGAAAAACTTATTTTTCTGTGGGTATAGTTTGCAAATTCTTAAAAGACAACAAAGATGCGGTTGTTTTGTATTTCGATACCGAACAGGCAGTAACTTCTGATATGTTTGTGAAACGCGGAGTGGATCCGACACGAGTTGCTGTGTTTCCTGTTTCTACTGTAGAAGAATTTCGTCGTCAACTCATTTCCATTATCGACAAATATCTGGAACAACCTGAACCAGAAAGAAAACCAATCATGGTAGTTTTAGACTCTCTTGGAATGTTGTCAACAGAAAAAGAAGTTGCAGACACAGCAGAGGGCAAGTCCACAAGAGACATGACTCGCGCTCAAGTTGTTAAATCTACATTTCGGGTTCTGACCCTGAAATTAGGTCAGGCAAAAATCCCTCTAATAATGACAAATCACACCTATGATGTGATTGGATCATACGTTCCAACAAAGGAAATGGGAGGAGGAACTGGACTCAAGTATGCTGCTTCTACTATTGTGTATCTTTCAAAGAAAAAAGATAAAAATGCAGATGGGGATGTGGTAGGAAATATTATTCATTGCAAACTGTATAAGGGAAGACTCACCAAAGAAAACAAGATGGTGGACGTGAGACTCAACTACGATACCGGATTAGATTTGTATTACGGACTCACAGATCTTGCATTGGAACAGGGCCTGTTCAAGAAGAACAGCACAAAAATAGAGTTGCCCAACGGAGAACGAGTGTTCGAAAAACAAATCAACGATAATCCAGAAAAGTATTTTACCCCAGAAATACTGAAACAATTAGACGAAGCAGCAGGTAAAGTATTCAAATACGGAGTCTCAGAAAATTAAGATGCAAGAAATTAAATCTTTAATATTTTCCAATCTTGTAAAAAATGAATCATATTCCAGAAAAGTAGTTCCCTTCCTAAAAACAGAATATTTTAAATCCAGAACAGACAGGTTCTTTTTTGAACTTGTATCAGATTTCATAACAAAATACAACAATCTTCCCACAAAGGAAGTAATGGGTATCATGTTGGATAAATTGGAGGGAGTTTCAGAAGAAGAAGTCAAAACTATTGGTCAACTAATCGAAGACGCATACAAGCCAGTTGCCGATGTTGATTTTGTTTGGCTCATGGACGAAACAGAGAAATTCTGCAAGGACAGTGCGGTATACAATGCGATAATGGAATCAATCAATATCATTGACGGAAAAGGAAAATCTGACTCTGGTGCAATACCAGATATTCTTTCTAAAGCACTCGCCGTATCGTTCGACAGTCATATAGGTCACGATTATCTGGAAGATTCTGAAGACAGATATAATTTTTATCATACAGTTGAACAAAAAACAGGATTCGATTTAGAGTATTTCAATTTGATCACAAACGGAGGAACTCCTGCAAAAACCTTAAATATCGTTATGGCAGGAACTGGAGTAGGAAAGTCGTTGTTTTTATGTCATCATGCCGCCAATTGTCTGAAGCAAAATCAAAATGTTCTCTACATCACATGCGAAATGGCAGAAGAAAGAATTGCAGAAAGAATAGATGCAAATCTCTTAGACATTACAATGGACGATTTGAAAAAGTTACCACAAAACATGTACAATAAAAGAATAGAGAATATATCAGAAGTGGTCACGGGCAAATTGATTATAAAAGAATATCCCACAGCAACAGCAAATGCAAATCATTTCAGATTTTTACTCGATGAACTTTGGTTGAAAAAACGATTTCGACCCAATATTATTTTCATCGATTATTTGAATATTTGTTCGTCTTCTCGACTCAAAAACGCAAACAATACAAATTCTTACACTTATATCAAATCTATTGCAGAAGAACTCCGAGGATTGGCAGTGGAATACAATGTTCCTGTTTTCAGTGCAACTCAAGTCAATAGAACAGGATATCAAAACAGCGATATAGGACTGGAAGATACATCAGAATCGTTTGGTCTTCCTGCAACTGCAGATTTTATGTTCGCCATGATCTCGAATGACGAATTGGACGAAATGAATCAAATTCTGATCAAACAACTAAAAAATCGATATAACGATACAGTTGTTAATAGAAAATTTTTAATAGGAATCAATAGAGCTAAAATGAAACTGTTTGATGTGAAACGAGATCAACAAACAATTCCTATTTCTACAGAAAAAATAGATCTGAGTCCAAAACGGGTTCCTAATGTATCTGCTTGGAATTTCTAATGTGCTCGTATATTGATGTTAAATATATCAACTTGGTTTCTCCACTGTTGAAAAAATTCAAGTGGAAAACTACGAAATTGGCAAATTGTCGTTGTCCGATATGCGGAGACTCGACAAAGAGTAAAACCAAGGCTCGTGGTTATTTTTTCAAGAAAAATAATGATTTCTTTTTCAAGTGTCACAACTGCGGTGCAGGACTCAATGTATATAATTTCCTAGAAAGAATGGCACCTCTATTATGTAAACAATACGCACTGGAGCGATACACCAAAGGCGAAAATAATAAATCGAATTACATCAAACCGCAAACCAAAGATCTGTATCCAAAACCTGCAAAAGTTTGTAAAAAATACTCGTATGTGCCAATTTCAGAACTACCAGAAGATCATGTGTGTAAAAAATACCTTCGATCCAGAAAACTAGAAAACTACTTCGATCGATTTGCCTACACTGAAAATTTTGCAGAACTGGCTAAACAAATAAATTCGAAATATAATCTGTTCGAAGAACCCAGACTGATTATTCCGATAATGAACGAATCAGGTGAACTAAAAGGAATACAAGGAAGAATACTGGAAGGATCTCGAAACGAAACAAAGTATATAACCATTCGAGTAGATGACGATCCTTTGTGTTACAACATCGACAAGATAGATCGAAATAAAACAGTTATAGTTGTAGAAGGTCCAATAGACAGCATGTTTTTAAATAATGCCGTAGCATGTCTCGGATCTAGTAACTTCCAAGAAATGGAATCCAGATTCAAAATAACTGATGCAGTATATGTTTTGGATAATGAACCCAGAAACAAAGAAATAGTTAAGATACTAGAAAAACTAATAAACACAGGAAAACGAGTTTGTATTTGGCCGAAACAAAATAAGTTTAAAGATATAAATGATATGGTGTTGCAAGGAATCGATGTGTCTGATATAATAGAGAAGAATACTTATAGTGGATTGTCTGCTGTATTGAATTTAAATGATTGGAGAAAAATATGAACAATAATTTCGAAAATATGACACCAGAAGAAATAGAAGAGTTTGAAGACGCGTATCTTATTTTTACCTGTAATTTTATTGAGTATGTTCGAGAAGTTCATCCGGATGTGTTCGAACGAGCATTGGATTACGCAACAACTGTTAACAAATGAATACATCCAATCCAAATAGAATAGAAGTCCTCAATCGAGGATATGTTGATTATGTTGATCACATGGGCGATGATCTTACTGTTGTGAATGCTGCTCGAGTTTCTTTTCAAAAAGAAAGTGAGTGGGAAGGAGAAAGAAATTGGACAGGATCAATAACAGGCAAATCATTATCTGAAAAAGATCAAAAATTAATCAAATATCTTGCAAAACATAACCATTGGACTCCGTTTGCCCATCCTCAAATCACATTGAGAATTAAAGCTCCGATTTCGATTCGAACACAATTTTTCAAACACAAACAAGGGTTTGTTGAAAATGAAGTTTCTCGAAGATATGTTACAGATCCTCCTGAATTCTATATTCCATTATGGAGAAAAGCTCCAACAGAAGGGGCAAAACAAGGATCAAGTGGTTTTGTTGAAAGTGCAGAAGAGATCAATGCAAGAACCGAAAAATATGTGACTGCATTAGAAAGTTGCATTAAACATTATGAATCTTTGATTGATTCTGGTATTGCACCGGAACAGGCTAGATTTGTTTTACCGCAAGGAGTTTTCACGGAATGGTGGTGGACCGGTTCTCTTGCTGCATATGCCCGTTTTTATAAACAACGGTCTGATTCTCATGCACAATGGGAAATACAACAGTACGCAGAAGCCGTTTCAAAAATAATTCAAAAGCTTTTCCCAGAGTGCTGGTCTTGTCTGATTCAGTGAACATAAATAAAGAAATACCTTATGAAAAATCAAATAGAATTACCGTCACTTTATCAACAATTTATTCACCTTTCCCGATACTCCAGATGGATAGAAAAAGAACATAGAAGAGAAACATGGGCAGAAACAGTAAAACGATATTTTGATTTTTTTGAAAATCATCTGGCAGAAAATCAAAAATATACTCTTTCCAAACAACTAAGAAGTGAATTAGAAAACAGTGTTTTGAATCTGGAAATCATGCCCAGCATGAGATCTCTCATGACTTCTGGTGAAGCCCTTGACAGAGACAACACAGCCGGATATAATTGCAGTTATGTTGCAGTTAATAGGGTTCGAGCTTTTGATGAAATTTTATACATACTTATGTGTGGAACGGGTGTGGGCTTTAGTGTAGAACGCCAATATGTTGAAAAACTTCCTACAATCGCTGAAAATTTTTCTCCATCAGAAACTGAAATCTGTGTGGAAGACAGTAAGGCAGGATGGGCTAGATCATACAAAGAACTCATCTCGTTACTTATTGCTGGTCAAATTCCGAGGTGGAACCTTAAGAAGATACGAGCTGCGGGAGCAAGACTTAAAACCTTCGGTGGTCGAGCATCTGGGCCACAACCACTCAATGATTTGTTCCGATTTACCGTTGATACATTCAAGAGGGCTGCTGGCAGAAAACTTACGAGCATCGAATGCCACGATATCGTATGTAAAATTGCTGAAGTTGTAGTGGTCGGAGGAGTTCGTCGTTCTGCTTTGATTTCTTTGTCGAACCTAACAGACGAAAAAATGAGAGATGCAAAGGTGGGTCAATGGTGGGAGGCAAATCCACAACGAGCTCTATCTAACAACTCTGTTGCATACAAAGAAAAACCTGATATCGGTGTCTTCATGGAAGAATGGGTGTCTTTATATAAGTCGAAAAGCGGAGAACGAGGAATATTTAATCGAGATGCGTGTAAAAAAACTGTTGCAAAATTAGGAGATCGCAGAGATCCGAATTACGAATGGGGAACAAATCCGTGTTCCGAAATTATCCTGAGAGATCGTGAATTTTGCAATCTGACCGAAGTGGTTGTCCGAGAAAATGATACACCAGAAACTCTCAAAAGAAAAGTGCAATTGGCCACCATACTGGGAACCTGGCAGGCATCTTTGACTTATTTTCCGTATCTGTCTTCGGAATGGAAAAAAAATTGTCAAGAAGAGGCACTTCTAGGAGTATCGTTGACTGGAATATTAGATAACAAAACAATGAGAAATCCAGGAAAAGTGCTGGAAACTTTACTCGAAGATCTTCGTACCAGTGCAATCACCACAAATAAAGATTGGGCAAAACGAATTGGTATAAATCCAGCTGCAGCAATAACTTGTATTAAACCAAGTGGCACGGTTTCTCAGTTGACAGATTCTGCAAGCGGAATTCATCCGAGACACAGTAAATATTATATTCGCACTGTTCGTGCTGATCGAAAAGATCCTCTGTGTCAAATGATGATGGAAAAAGGATTTCCAGCCGAACCTTGCGTGATGAAACCCGATTCCACAATGGTATTTTCTTTCCCTGTTGATTGTCCGAATTCTTTCACAAGAAATGACCTTACTGCAATCGAACACCTAGAGATATGGTTAACTTATCAAAGGCATTGGTGTGAACACAAGCCAAGCATAACAGTGACCGTGAAAGAATCTGAATGGATGGAAGTTGGTGCATGGGTTTACGCCCATTTCGATGAAATAAGTGGAATCTCATTTTTACCTCATTCTGATCATTCTTACCGACAGGCTCCGTATCAAGAATGCACAAAAGAAGAATGGGAAAGTCTAACCAATATACTTCCTAAACAAATAAATTGGATCACAGATTTAGTGACTTTTGAACGAGAAGATCATACAGTGGGCAATCAAACTCTTGCGTGTTCCGGAGACAAATGCGAATTTGTTGATTTGACTGCTTCGTGAAATAATCTCGAAAATAAGCCGATTGTAATCCAATAGGCTTATAAATAAATCAGGAGGGCTCGCTATGTCTAAAGTCCTTAACTGGTTTATTTTATTTGTATTGCTCGTTGGTTGCAGTATCGATAAACCAACATTAAACAATATATCAAAATCCGATGAAACCGTTCCTAATTTAGGGATATTCAAAGGTTTTGATATATGCACAACCGAAATTGACTCGTATCCCAATGTTGTTGCATTACATTCAATGGATTCTTTCGTTGGGAGTGGTGTTTTAATAAGTCCTTATTATATTCTTACAGCGGGACATTGTATCGACGGGTCTGAATTAGACCACGTTAAATTATTAGACGGAAGAATTTTCTGTATAAGTCAATGCTTTAAACATCCGATATACGGAATAAGAAATCATGTTCTGAATGATATTGGAATAATTCAATTAAATGAACCTATAATGGATGTGGAAACTCATCCGTTATGTGAATCTATAAATCAAGTTTCAAAATATCAACAACTTGATATTTCTGGATGGGGAGCCAAAATAAAAAAACAAAGTCAGTTTAAAAAATTCTTCTTCTATGGAATATTACAAAAAGAAGAAAATCAATTTAAAGTTCTTCCATTAAATGGTACTATTTGGTTTGGCGATTCGGGTGGTGGAGTTTATGCGCAAATCAATGGAAAAAATTATCTCATAGGAATAGTGAGTAATTTTTCAGCAACAGTTGTTGACGGCAAATTACAATTCATTGAAAATTCATTCACCCGAGTAGATTATTATTTGGATTGGATTTTGTCTGTAACTAAATAGTATGATGATCATCGCCGGAATAGATTACAGTTTGAACGGACCAGCCATCTGTGTCACGGATAGTACTGTTCCATTTGATTTCAAACACTGTAATTTTTATTTTCTTTCCGATACAAAAAAATATTCTAAAACATTTTTAACTAATATTCATGGAGAAAATTTCAAAGAATACAACGAAGACTCTGAAAGATATGATTCAATTTCAGATTGGGTAATGGGAATCGTTGCTGGAATAGATCAAGTCTGTCTTGAAGGTTATGCCTATACTGCACAAGGAAGAGTATTTAATATTGCAGAAAACACTGGAATTTTGAAATACAAATTATGGCAGAGTCGAATACCAGTTGAAGTCGTTCCTCCGACAACAATAAAAAAATCTGCAACAGGCAAAGGAAATTCGGATAAATCAAAAATGTACGAACAATTCATGGAAGACACCAACATTCCGTTGATGGATGTTGTTTCTCCCGACAAAACAAAAATATCAAATCCGGTATGTGATATAGTGGATTCGTACTATATTTGTAAATACTTACACGAAAAAATTAATAATTAGGACTCTGTTTCGCCCCAATATCGATTCGGTGGTGTATTTATTTGATTGAATCCATTTTTTGAAGGAATATCGGAATTGGTTTCAGATTCTTTCAATTGATTCTTGTTCCAACCGTATTTTTTGGATAATTTAGAAATAGACTCGGCTAATTGTTTGATTGATTCGGTTTCGGCGATTTTTTTGTTTTGTTTGTTCATCGGATTCCTTTATTTAACCGATATTTCTGAATTAACAGTTCCATTTCCTTAGGGCTTTATTTATACGCGAATCTGGGTCTCTTGCTGTTTTTGCACTGGTTAATTTTCGTTTCATTCCAGTCATTCTGCTGCAAAAAGATTTTCTTCGTTTATCGTCTTTTGATCCTTTTTTGATTTTTGACGGATCTTTGGTGACTGCCATTTGAAGTTTAGAACCCGGATTGGCTCGTCTATAGGATGCAACTCCTTTTCGATTCAGACCGCCCTTGGGATCTTTTCCTTCTTTTCTTGTCCAGGCAGGACTTTTTGACTCGTTGATTCCGACCAGTCCTTTCAAATGACCATCCAACACGTTGACAGCATCTTTCATAGCTTCGGGATCAATTTTTTCTATATCGCCGCCAATCAATCCGTGTATGTGAGCAGTATGTATTGCTGCTTGATATACACGGTGTATATCCGAACCAAAACCCCCCAATAATTGTTGTATTTCTTTTGTTCCAGACATACTCTTTGAAACTTCGTTTGTTCCCCTCAGGCTTCCGCGCTCAACAGAAACACTTTCGTGTCCCATTATTCGATCACCGTTATCAATGACATGAAGCAATAGACGATGAGCATTATCTGAACTATTGTCATTTGTTTCAATTAAAAATTCCAAGAAAGAACGCATATCGATATTTATAATATTTCATTCTTCCAATAATTGAGGCCTTTTTGCACCAGATGATCGAGTTCGAATATACCACCATGTCACTGTGCCCACCAACAACAAATAAAATAATAATGCATACCAATTGAATCGGGTAACTGTTATTTCTGTTCCCCTCTGTAAAGATATTTCTGAACCCGAATCCAATTTAACATTCGTTGCTTCCATCAACAATAAAACAGTATCCGAGGGAATAAAAATTTCAGTATTTTTTGGCAATTCGAATACTTTAGAATCTGATTCAAATTTTACTGTTTCTCCGAGAGTGACTTGAGTTTGAGACTGTGTGGTTTTAACATCCGTTCCCTTGGGCAAGGTAACAGTGGACGATTCATTTAAAATAACATCAGTGTCTTTTGTCAAAATATCCGGAGTTGTTTTTGTGAACTCCGGCATCTTTACCACAGGACTACACCCACACACACTCGCCAAAATACCGAAAACGCATAATATATTTTTCATTTATTTTCCTTTTTTCTTTGCCTTTTTTCGAAGTTTGATTTTTGTTTTTTGAACAACTTTATCCAAACACTCTGTGGATCCTCGACACACAGGACAACCGATTGCGCCACATATCCATAATCGAACTGGTTGAACTTTGGTTTTCAACCAATTTGCTGTTTTGACAAGTTTAGTGTTTAACCATTCCATTCGAATCCTCCTTATGATTTGTTGGCAGCAGCTGCACTGCCAAAATAAAATCCTACTATTGAAACCAATATTTGTCTGTTTTCCACAGTGAACAAATAACCGTTAACTGTTTGAAATAGTGTTGTGGTGGAAGAAGGAATAAGCCCAAAAAACCATTCAGGTGATTTGTATTCAACTTCAACAATTGTTGGTATATTAAAAAATGGAAGAATAAATGGAGCCAGTATTGTGCCAAAAAGAATAGCCAACACAATGGTTTGTCTTACGCCTTTTCCTAAATCAATCGGAACTCGACGAGTTGCTGCGTCTTTTGCTGACTCTGTTGCACTATGTGCAGACAATAGCCGTTGAAAGTTTTCTTGTTCGTTCTTTCTTTTTTCTGCCATGTGCCGGAATATGAATCCGGTTACTCCGCCGCCTATTAATGTTACAAGTTCCGTTGGAATCATTTTTTCTTTTTTCTCCGTAATATGGGCGGCCTCTTTCTTACTACAACATTTCCGTTTGATGCGTCTTGTCCCAATCCGGCTATTCCTCCTGCTGCTACACTATTTATAACAGAGGGAGTTTGTACGGCTTCTCCGTCTTCTCGTAAAAACCCCAATAAATTTGATAAAATCGACTCTCGTATTGGATTTATGCGTGATGCCAACAAATGAAGATATTTTGTTTTTTCTTTGTCCGACATGTTTTGAGGCACCATCGCATTGGCAGCTTTTGTGTTATTTTGTTGTATTGCATCCCGAAGTCTAGTTCCAGATACACTACTAAGATCATCGGATTCTGAATTTCTTGTTTTCCCGACTTGATGAAACTGCAAATTCAAATCAATCAATTCTCCGGTTTGGGTTTTCCATTTGCCACCGTTTCGAGTCATATAGTTCTTTAAACTACTTGCAAGATTTTGACTTCCTGGGGTTGTTATTCTGTCTGAACCTCCAATAAAATGGATTGTTCGATGACCCCTTTTGATCAATTCTTCTATCTGCTTGAACGGATTAGTTGCTTCTGGAGAAGTAACATAATGGCTTATGCCGTTTCCTATATGATCTTTGATTGCCCCGGATAATATACTTGTTTTTTCTGAATGAGATAGAAGATGTCCCTGAGAAGTTGTTGGTCCGTGTACAAAATGTGTAGCTCCCAGTTGACGAGCCAATTCCACTCCTTGTTTAGACATTTCTGCGTGGGCATCTGTTATTGTTCCGAATTTTCCAGAATACAATACAGCTGCTCCTTTCTTGTTGAATTTCATTTGTTTTGAATTTGCTTCACTGAAATTTCTGGGAACAAACTTAATGACACTTCCAGGCAATTCAGAAACTATTCCTTCGTGTTGAAATCCTGATTTAGGTTTCAATGACTGTACATGACGAGTTACATGGCCAACAATAATATCTCTTGCTGAATCTATGTGATCATGTGCCTGCAGAAGTTCTTCGAATCCTGGTCGAGAAGACAATGTATCGTAATGTGCCTGATATCTGCCTCGGTCTCTTTTATTTTTTGTTTTTTCCATCTGATCTTCTGTGAATTTTCTAAACCCATCGAGTGATCTTTCGTGTGTTCCTCGTTGAACTGCATTCGAAAATTTAACAAGATAATCAGACCGAGAACCACTTTTGCTTGTGGGATCGGTGTGTTCTGCTATTTCTGCCATCAAAGATCCAATATGTTCTCTGTTTAGAATTCTTGATGCTTGGGAAATATGATGTCGTAGTTTGTCATCATCCATTGAAGGCAATTCGGGCATATCAGATACTCCCAAATACGGAAAATGAACAGTTTCTGTGGATAAATGAGATATATCTGGGTTTGATTGTATTTTTTTTCCGGTATCGGTTTCGTATTTTCCGTGTACTGCTATTTGATATTGAGTTTTCGGATTTGGTGTTTCGTATTCCACTAAATTTCCTTTTCCTCCAACAACGATATCGGCCTGATATGATGTATTATTTTCTATTTGTGGATGTGACGCTGCTGTTAGTGCTGCACGTATTGGTTCAATATAATGGGGCTTATTATTTGTTTTTGCCCAATTTTCCAATTCTTCAGGAGATTCAAATTCCACAGCATTGCTTCCTTTTGCATATGCAGCATAAGGAATTCCTTCTTTTTTACCGAATAAAACACTCATTCGACCGTCAGCTTTAATCGAAAGCGAGTGAGATTGTTCAGAATTTCCGCTTAAATGAGCCAGTGTTGATTGTAAGTGTTCAATTGCCGTATGAGATTTGCCTTTATATAATAATTCACCGATATGTGGAAGATGTCCTGTTGTTTCGGCGGATTCCAATAAAACATCGTTTTCTACTTCTTCTATTACGATTCCGTTTTTGTAAACAAAAGCAAGCAATTGTTCTGTTATAAATCCACCATCTGCACCATATCGTTCTGCCTCTTCTGCGAGAAGAGGAATTGCTGTGGGAATGTATTTTAATTTATATTTGATAGAAGGATCTATTATTTTATCAAATAATTTTTTTAAATTAAAAATCATTATATCAAAATTAGTTAGGGCATTATTTTCTTGTCTAGTTAACTTGTTTGGATCTTTGAGATAATTTCCTTTTGCGTCAATTATTCCTAATCTATAAGCCATTGTATTTTCGAATGGCGTAGTTATTGCTTTGATATATTTCCACAAAGTAAAACTGTTTATTATTCCTCGAAGTCCAGTTGTAGTTATTTTTTTCTTATTCATGGAGTTCCTTTAGAATTTTATCTATTCGATGATCTGATATTATTTCGGAAACATCCGTTTCTGGTATTTGTTCTGGTATATAATCGAGATATTCCAAAAAAGATTTTAAATACGAATGTAAATCTTTTGGAATTTTATAAAATAATATTCTGGTACACATTTCTGCACCAAATATATTTTGTAATATGATTATATGATTCAACAAGAGTCTTTCTTTCAACTCTCCTGTTTTTTTAAATCGAATCAATAATCGTTTTATATATTTCACTCGAATCAAATCTTCGTATAAATCTTCTATTTCAATAAACGAAGAGTTTTTGATAAGATGTATTAAAAAATTATTTTCATTTAATTTTATATCTTTTTTAACATGACGATCCATAGTATTACAATATTCATTAATTTGATTTCATATGTTTTTCAAAATTAATTAATAATCTTTTTGCAGCTCTTAGTTTTTCTTCATCATTAACATTTATTGTTCTTCCTGCATTCGATAAAGTTCTTGTTGCTGCCTCTACGGCATAGACAAATCTTTTCATTGCGCTGTCTGGTTTGTATTTTCCTTTTTTATGAGAAGAGACGAGAGCGTCGTATATTGGTTTCAATATTCTTTTATTTGCGTCTTCATTTTTTAATAAAAATAATTCCACCACTCTTGCCGGATCTTTGTGTTTCTTTTTTTCGTTTTCTTCGAATAACTCTGTTTCTTCTGGAAGAGATTCTGGGGTTCCGTATAGAGTATCTGGTTGTGTTTCTTTTCCTGTTTGATTTGCCTCGGCTCCAATTTCTTTTGGACAATCCGTACACAATTGAGATATTAATTTCGGTTCTGCAAAAACAAATCCATCTGATTGTTGCATAAGATTGAATCTTAATGTAAGATCAGGATAATCTTCTCCCTTATCAAAGGGTTGTTTTGTTAAATCTGTTGTTGGAGTAACTCCGAACTTTTCTCCAAATACTCTTACCAACAGGGTATTTACTCCCAGTTTTAGTTCTTTTGTGTTATCGAACACAACAACAATACCGACAGCTGCTGCTAATTTTGCACTCAATTCTTTCAGTGCCTCTTTTGGATTCAAATATGAACCAGAAAGGTAGGATCTAATGTATGAATTTAATCTTGCCAGTTGTTCTGGATTCTTAAATGCATAAAATGATCCTTGATGACTAATAGCCGATCTCGGAGACGGATCCGAAAATCCATTAAAAACAGTTCCTCCGAATGATTCACTTTCTGTTATTTGATTCAATATTGTTTTAAATTTTTTCATTTAATTGATTTCCGTTTTAAAATTCTACCCCCGATGACTCTGGATTTTTATTTTTTCCTTGATTTTGCTTTTTGTTTTGGTCGTTCTTTTTGTTTTTTCGAAGATCCTTCTGTTCTGTTTTTCAGTGTTATATATGTGGCCAATCTGTGTCGGGCATTTAATTCAGTGTCTTTGCCTTTGATTGCCCGTGCTTTAACTCGTTTTGCGAGACGATCTCTGGAAGAAATTTCTTCCTTTGTCATACTTCCTTTGTTTCTTATATTAACAACTTCTTCTGCCAATAAGTTTCTATAATAAGTTGTTGGCTGTTCGGTGAACATATCCATTGCCAGATTTCCTCCGAGGCCAATAAGGCCGCCGACACCTGGTAAAAGACTAATTGCTCCCAGACCAGCTCTACCAAGTCCTTTGAGCACATTTCCTTTCTTAAATTCATCATATGCCTCGACTCCAGACATAACCGCACCAACACCGGGTAAAAATTTCAATGCAGATCTTCCTATAGCGTTTCCTACACTTAATGCAGCTTTAGTAGCTTTTCCTGCAGTTGATGCAGCTTTTCCTGCTGTGCTGACAGCATCGTCTACTCCGGATGCAACTTTTCCTGCTGTGCTGATACCATCGTCTACTCCGGATGCAACTTTTCCTGCTGTGCTGATACCATCGTCTACTCCGGATGCAACTTTTCCTGTAGTTGATGCATTTATTGCTTGTGAATCAGCTCCAAGGTCAAGGATTCTGAGTACTGCCTGGCGAGGCGCTTTAATTCGAAGTGTGCTGCTGGGTCTGTGTCCCGTGCTTATACTTGTTGCTATAGGTGTAGATGTTCTTGTAAATTTTTCTGCTGCTTGTGCTTTCTTTTCAAGTTTCACCATTTGTTTTGTAACACGCTTTGCCGTCGTCGCGTCACTCTGTCGCATCGCTCTAAGATTGTTTATCGATTGTCGAAGTTGTTCGACGTTTGCATTCGGTGCAACGGTTCTGCTGTTTAATGCTGTAGTTAATCGTAATCTTCCAGTTCCACCTACTGTTTCGACTCCGGCGTTAAGGATTTTATTGCCTGATCGTACTTCAACGCGCATACCAGGTCTCGGCTGAAATTCTATCACCTTACGATCTCCGACTACTCTTGTTTTGTATACACTTGTACTTGTGGGTGCTC